AACTAATGAATAATAAACTATTGATTACCGCATATTTATCATAAAAGATTAAATGAAAAAGTTAAGAATATTAGAGGCAAGTGAGACTGGTCACGGAATTTTAATTGAAACAGATGCGGGTTGGGTTTCCCCTAAAGAGAAACACAATGAGATTGTTTTGAAAGAAGCTAAAGAAATGGATTATAGAAACCCATTTGAATTTTACGCAGTACTACAAAAATATGATACACCAAACAGAAATGGTAGGTCATACCCTGAAAGAATCCTTAAAAGAGAAGCAGATAACTACAAACAAACAATCGCTAAAGGTTTATCAACTTCTGAATTAAATCACCCTGAATCATCTCTTATTGATTTAGATAGAGTAGCCCACATCATTACTGATATATGGTGGGATAAAAATATTTTAATGGGTAAGTTAAAATTATTAACTTCACCAGGGTTTCACGAAAGAGGGATTGTTTCAACTAAAGGAGACCAAGCAGCAAACTTAATGAGACAAGGAGTTACTTTAGGGATTTCATCTCGTGGGGTTGGCTCACTTAAAAAAGTTGGGGAAAGAAATGAAGTACAAGATGATTTTGAATTAATCTGTTTTGACTTAGTGTCATCTCCATCAACACCAGGAGCTTACTTATTTTCAAATGCTGAAGATAGAGATAAGTACGAAGAAAATTTAGACGAAGAAAAAAAATACAAACAAAATAATGGAGTTGTTGAAAAAGAAGTTGACTTAATGAGAAAATTAAACGATTTTTTAGGAAAATAAAAAAACACAAACATGGAAGAAAAGTATTTTGTTGCAAAAATTCAGTATGATTTACCTGATGAGAATACAGGTAAGATTAGAAAAATCAGAGAAGAGAAGTTAGTTAAAGGTTATTCTGTAACAGATGTTGAGGCAAAAGTTACAAAAAAATATGAGGGGTTTACTCATGAGTGGAGAATAACGGCAGTATCGGAAAGTAAAATTGACGAAGTTATTGAGTAATTAATTAACAATTTAAAAAATAAAAAAGTGGTCTTAGGACCACTTTTTTTGTTTAGGTAATATTTATGTAATAAAATAAACTTTGTTTACAATATGGTCAAATTGAATTTTTATCATATTGGAACTATTTATAAGTTATAAATAATTAATTTTTCATGCAAGAAAATAACAAATTAGTACAAGAGGCACTTATTCAAATGAGACAAGTTGAAGAAGCGATAGCCGAAAATGCAAAAGGAATACTTGCTTCAACTATGAAGGAAGAAATCAATCAGTTAGTAAAAGAATCTTTATCTGAACAAGATGATGATGAGGTTGAATTAGATGTTGATATGGATGACGACGACATGGAAGATGTTGACGTTGACATTGATACTGATTATGAAGATGATGACGTAGACATGGATTTTGACATGGATACTGATTCTGAAGAAAGTCCGATAGACTTAACTGACGCTTCTGACGAAGAAATTCTTAAGGTGTTCAAAGCGATGGGTGAAGAAGATGGTATCATTGTAAAAAAAGATGGTAACGATATTCACTTAACTGACAATGACTCTGATGAAGAATATCTAGTTAAGCTTGGTGAATCTGAAGAAGAATATTACGAAGATATGGATGAAGAACACGATGTTGATACAGAAGATGTGATTAACGCAATCTTTTCAAAAGACGGTGACGCTTCAGATATTGAAGTAGACCAAGACGACGAAGAAGAAGTTATGTACGAAATTGAATTTGAAGAGGATGACGATATGTTAGACGAAGAGGATGACGACATGTTAGACGAAGAGGATGACGATATGTTAGACGAAGAGGATGACGATATGTTAGACGAAGAGGATGACGATATGTTAGACGAAGAGGATGACGACATGTTAGACGAAGAGGATGACGATATGTTAGACGAAGAAGACGAAGACGAAGATTTGGGCGAATCTTACAACCGAAGAAAAACTGTTAGAGAAGCAAAATCAACAATTAAACCTAAAGGTGTTGGAATTGGCTCAGGACCTAAATTCACTTACAAAGATAAAGCTGCGGGTGGATTTAAAGAGGACAAAAAACAAGGTCCTAAATCAGTGGGTACTGGTAAAGCAAAATTTGAATACAAAGCGGGAGCAAATATGGAAGGAAAATCCAAAGTTGTTAAGGCAGAAACAAAAGAAGGTCAAGGATACAAAGACAAAGAAGATGAAAGGTTAGCAATGAAACATGGTAAAATTGCGTCAAAAGACCTTAAAACAACTAAAGCTCGTAGAGATGACGCAGGTTTTGAAAAGAGAGAAACTAAAGAAGCTGCTAGAACTTATGGAATGGGTTCCAAAGAAGGTAGAGGACTTAGAAAAGGTATTACTAATAACAGAAATTATGTTTATGGTAATAGTGGAGTAAAAGTAGAATCTACTCAACAAGAAGTTAATATGTTGAGAGAGAAAAATGAAGAATACAGAAAAGCGTTAAATATTTTCAGAGAAAAACTTAACGAAGTTGCTATCTTCAATTCAAACTTAGCATACGCGACAAGATTGTTCACTGAACATTCGACTACTAAAAAAGAGAAAATAAATATCTTAAGAAGATTTGACGATGTTGAAACTTTAAAAGAATCTAAAAATCTTTATCAGTCAATTAAAGGTGAGTTATCTAAACCAGATACAAAATCAATTAATGAATCAGTAGAAACAAGATTAACAAAACAAGTTTCTTCAGGTTCATCATCTACACTAATTGAATCTAAAACTTACGAAAATCCTCAATTCATGAGAATGAAGGATTTGATGAGTAAATTAGGGTAAAAAATAAAAATAAATAAAAATTAATAAAAACCAAAAAAATGGGAGCATTATTAGAATCAGGTCTAGTTGGTAACATCGGGTTAAAACACCTTAAAGTTATCAAAGAAGACACAATCAACAAATGGGACAAATTAGGATTCTTAGAGGGTCTTAAAGGTCACATGAGAGAAAACGTAGCACAACTTTATGAAAACCAAGCATCGTATTTAATTAACGAAGCATCATCTACATCTGATACAGGTGCATTTGAAACTGTGGTTTTCCCAATCGTTAGAAGAGTATTCTCTAAACTTTTGTCAAATGACATCGTTTCAGTACAAGCTATGAACTTACCAATCGGTAAATTATTCTACTTCGTACCAAATATTCAGGCATACACTGATGACTCAAACGCAAACACAGGTATCCACTACGCACCGTATGGTTCACCAAACGCGGCTGCGGCACAAACACCAAACAGTGGTTATGACTATAACAACACTAAAGACCTTTATGACAGATTCTACGAAGGTAATGAACCAGCTTTAGACCCACCAGGTTTATTTGACTATTCAAAAGGACAATTTTCTGCAATCACAGGTTCGTGTACTACTGTATCATGGTTAGCAGACCAATTAATTCCTTCAGCTTATACTGAAGATAATTATAGAAAAGTTCTTATTGTGATGTCAGGTTTTGCATCTGATGGAGCAGGTAAATTAATCGGTCCTGACGGTCAACCAATGGATAACGAAGCTTTCTTATCTGATTTAACAGTTTATGGAGTTGCTGGTAATGTTAACACAGCAGCAAATGTAAACAACCCTTACTTATTCAGAGTTGTTACTCAAAGATATGGTAAAGGTATTGTTCAATATGGTAACAACAACTCTACATTAGTATTCCCTAACAGTAAAACTGATGGTGGTCAATATGACAACTTATGTGATGCTCAAGGTAAAATTTACTTAGAGGTTGATTTACAAGTACCAGTTTGTATCACTTGTGGTGGTTCAATGGACGGTTATACAGGTTCAACTTTCTCATCTACAACAGCTTTAGACAGTGCATTCACTGCTAAATATAGAATCTACAAAAACTTAGAGTTTGAAGATAGAATTGGTGAGGTATCTTTTGACCTTATGTCAGTTACAGTTTCTGTAACAGAAAGAAAATTAAGAGCACAATGGTCTCCAGAAATGGCACAAGACGTTGCTGCATTCCACAACATTGATGCTGAAGCTGAATTAACAGCTTTATTATCTGAACAAGTTGCGGCTGAAATTGACCGTGAAATCTTAAGAGATTTACGTAAAGGAGCAGCATGGAACTTACGTTGGGATTACAATGGTTGGAAAAGATTAGGTTCTTCTGCAGTTCCTTATACTCAAAAAGACTGGAACCAAACGCTTATCACAGCGATTAACCAAATCTCAGCTCAAATTCACAAATCTACATTAAGAGGTGGAGCTAACTGGATTGTTGTTTCTTCTGAAATCTCAGCTATCTTTGACGATTTAGAATACTTCCACGTATCAAACGCTTCTCCTGAGCAAGACCAATACAACATGGGTATTGAAAGAGTAGGTACTTTAGCAGGTCGTTACCAAGTGTACAGAGACCCTTATTTCCCACCAAACCAAGTGTTATTGGGTCACAAAGGAACATCATTGTTAGACACAGGTTACATCTACGCACCGTACGTACCTCTACAATTAACTCCAACAATGTACAATCCGTTCAACTTTACACCGATTAAAGGTATAATGACTCGTTACGCGAAAAAGATGGTGAACAACAGATTTTATGGCAGAATTACCGTAGATGGTGTTAGAACATTCGATTTAAGAGAATTGAGATAATCAAAATCTTAAAATATTTAACAAAAAGGGACTATATGTCCCTTTTTTTTATGTATATTTGTGAACAATAGAGAAAATGAGAGTATTTATAGTATGAGAAAAATTATATTTAATGATGAACAAATAAAGGATATGATATCTTTATATGTTAATGATATTTGGGGAACTAGACAGATTGGTGAAAAGTATTCGGTTTCTGAAAAAACAATTAATAGGGTATTAAAAGAAAATGAAGTTAAGATGGATACTCCGGGTAGACGATATTTTGGAGGGAAAAAAACATCTGATAAAAAATATTACGAATCTAATAAAGAAAAAATATCAGAATACTATTCTGAATGGAGAGAGAATAAGAAAGAACATCTAAAAGAATATCAAAAAAAATGGAGAGAAGAAAATCGTGATAAATTACGTAAAACCAAACGTGATTACGAAAAAAATCGTAAAGACTCAGACCCATTATACAAACTTATTGCAAACTTCAGAACAGCAATATGGACAGTATTAAAAGAAAGTAATGTAGACAAATATGGACATTACTTTGATGTTTTACAATATAGTCCGGAGGAATTGATTAATCATTTAGAAAAACAATTTAAGGATGATATGACGTGGGATAACTATGGAATTTGGCACGTGGACCATAAATCCCCAATTACATCTTTTGATATACAAGAGATGGGTGATGAGGAGTTTATGAAGTGTTGGTCATTAGATAATCTCCAACCGATGTGGGGAGAAGAAAATATTCGTAAGTCAAATAAGATAAATTAAAGTATTTATAATAAAACAATAACAATGATTAAACAAATTTGGAATATAAGTGAGGACGAAAAAAATAGGATTTTAAATCTTCATGAAAGTGCTACTAAAAGAATGTACTTATCAGAACAAAATGAAGTTGAGCCTACATCCTACTATGAAATAGATGGAACCGGATTAAAATTTAAAGTTCGTGACGGTAAATTATATTATGCAATCGTAGACGAAGTAAATGATATGGTAATACCTAAAATTTTTATGAATGGTAATGTTGCTGATTTTAAAGTTGATTCTAAAACATTTGAATTACTTCCTAATAAAGGATTTGAGAATAGTATTGCAATTACAGACGATTATTGGTCTGATATAGCGGCGGCTCCTAATGCTAAACCTCAAAACTATAATGATGTTGATTTTAAGTTTATAGCTCTTCTTCCAAATATTAAATCAATTGGAACACCAAGAGACCCAAAAATGGTTGGTAGACCAATAGTTTTTACTGCTAGCATACTACAACAAGACGTAAAAAGATTAAAGGAACTTGGTTTAATTCAATCCGAAGATGGTTCAATATCTCCACTAACATATGTTAAAAAGGGTGGTAACGGGATTTATGTACAATTGTATCCTTCTGCTGGTCATACTTCATATCGTTCAGGAGAACCTAAGGAAACACCGGAAAATACACCGGAAGAAACACCATTTGAATTAAATGTTGAAAGTCCATTTGAATTTGATAAAGTATCATTAACACCAGAAGCTAAACAAGAATTTGATAAGTTTATTCAATCAATTAAAACTAATTACGCTAATGCGACAGGGGATGTACAGGTAACATCTTCATCATCTATTGATGGTGACCCTGAAGGTAAAGTTGCCTCAGGTCAAAAAAGAAAAGATTATGATATGGTTTTATCTAAAAAGAGAGCTGAAACAATTGTATCAACTCTTAAAAATAGTTTACCAGGAATTAAATTAAATTTTATTCCAAATGGTATAGGTGAAACTGACCAATACGCTCCGGGTAAAAAATACCCTGATGTACAAGATAAAAATCAGACTGCACCTAATAGAAGATTAATAATTAAACTTCCACAAATAATGAAACAACAATAATGAAAAAAGGGTCTTAATGACCCTTTTTTTTATTAAAATATCTTAATGTTAATAATTTTTTTATCGACATAATCATCAAAACAAAAAACCATAACGTATTTGTTAGGACTTGGTAAACTTCCTTTGTAAGAAACTGTTTTCATAGTAACTATACCGGTTGTTTTGTATAAAACATAAGAATATCCTGTGTAAGAATATTTTTCGTGTAATTCTACGTTTAAATCAAATTCGTCAAAAAATTTAACATTAGTTAATTTAGATGTATCTAAATTGTAGTTATCT